ATTTGATGAAGATAGTGGAGTATGGAAACCAATATCTGTATCTGGTTTAACCTTTGGAGACAATGGATATTATTTAGATTTTGAAGATAGTTCAGATCTAGGACAAGACGTATCTGGTAATAACAATGATTTTACTCTTACGAATATTTCATCAACTGATCAATTTACTGATACTTGCACAAATAATTTTTGTACTCTAAATCCTTTAAGAAGTATTGGTGGAAATATTGGTTCTTATTCAGAAGGTAACACAAAATATACTGCTGCTCATAATGATTGGCAAGGAACAGTTGGAAGTATTGGTTCTACTGCTGGAAAATGGTATTGGGAATATAAACTTTTAGGTGGAGCATATCACATAAATGGTATTGTTTCTGATATAAGTAATGCTGATGCTGCTGTACATGATGCTGCTGTTGTTGTTGGTGGTTATGGTGGTTATATTGATAATGGTCAATTTCAAGCTAGATATCAGGAATCTGCTATATCTGGTTGGGACACATCAAGTGTAGGTGTTTCATTTACAACAAACGATATAGTTAATATTGCTTTAGATATGGATAATAAATTTTTATATTTTGGTAAAAATGGAACATGGATGAAAAGTGGTAATCCAGCATCAGGTGCAACTGGTACTGGTGGAATTGATATAGGTACACCTTATGATACGGCTGGATTATTTGCTATACCAGCACTTAGTATTTATCAAAATGCTGCAATTGGTTCAATAAACTTTGGCAATCCATCTTTCGCAATCTCATCAGGCAACGCAGATGGTGATGGCTATGGAAACTTTGAGTATGCAGTGCCTTCTGGTTATTTTTCGTGGAACACAAAAAACCTAGCGGAGTATGGATAATGGCTTACACAGATATAGATAAATCAGACGATTATTTTAATACATTAATATATGCAGGTAACGGTACTTCAGGAAGAAGTGTAACAGGTGTTGGGTTTCAACCAGATTGGGCTTGGATAAAAAATAGAAATGATGGTGATCCACATAAACTTTTTGATGCGGTAAGAGGAGTTGGTAAATCATTAAAGTCAAATTCAACTGATGCAGAAGCAAGTAATGAAGAAAATGGTTATTTATCAGCTTTTAATAGTGATGGATTTACACTTACTGCAGGAAGTACAAGTATACAAGATGTAAATAATAATGGTGAAAACTATGTTTCATGGAATTGGTTAGGTGCTAATGGAACTGTAACAAATACTGCTGGAGGTATAAACTCTACTGTATCTGCTAATACTACTGCTGGGTTTAGTATTGTAACTTATACTGGAAATGGAAGTGGTTTAGCTGATAATGTCGGTCATGGTTTAGGTGTAGCTCCTAAATTAATGATAGGTAAAAACAGAACTGGTGCAGGAAGATGGATGGTTGGTGGTTTAGGTGTAGATCCTTCTTTTAATTTTGCCAATGATTATATAGTTCTTAATGATGGTGGTGGAAAATCTACTGATGCTGGTGGTACAGTATGGAATGCAGCACCAACAAGTACCCTTGTAAAATTTTCTAATTTTTTTAATGCTGGTTCAAATAATTATGTTATGTATTGTTTCGCTGAGAAAAAAGGATTTAGCAAATTTGGAACTTATAATGGTAATGGAAATTCCAATGGAGCATTTGTTTACACCGGTTTTAAACCTGCAGTATGGATAGTCAAAAGAACTAATGCGACTAATAACTGGATTACGTTTGATAATAGAAGAAGTACATCTCAGGGATTTAATCGTAACAATGTATTACTACTACCTAATTTATCTCAAGGAGAAAATACAAATGATGGTGTAGTCGATTTTGTTTCAAATGGTATTAAAATAAGAGATACAAAAGATGAATTTAATAACAGTAGTGGAACATATATGTATATGGCTTTTGCTGAAAACCCTTTTGTAACGTCAACTGGTATACCAACTCCAGCTAGATAAGACAACTTGCTATAACAAACAAACTGGTATATTTTAAAGTATGCTACAAAAACTTTTTTTCAAACCTGGTTTTAATAAAATGATCACAGACTCTGGTGGTGAATCACAATGGGTTGATGGAGATTTTGTTAGATTTAGATATGGTTTACCTGAAAAAATAGGTGGATGGAGTCAACTTACTAATTCAAATAATACATTACCAGGTGCAGCAAGAGCACAACATGCTTTTACTAGTATCGCTGGTGAAAAATATGTAGCTATAGGAACCTCACAAGGTTTATTTCTATATTATGAAGGTAGTTTTTTTGATATTTCTCCAATAGATGATGACGTAATTACAGGAGCAACTTTTACAGTTACCTCTGGATCAGCAACTGTAACTGTAAATAAAACAGCTCATGGATTATTAGATGGAAGATATATAACATTTTCAAGTGTAACTGTTCCAACAAACTCAGGTTATGCAATAGCAGATTTTACTGGAAATACTTTTGAAGTATTAAACAAAACAAATAATACATTTCAAATTACTATGCCTTCTAACTCAGCAGGTGCTAGTACAACTACAGGTTCAGCGCAAATTGATCCATATGAAGTAGTAGGACCAACGTTTCAAACTGCTGGTTTAGGATGGGGTACATCTACATGGGGATCAAGTACATGGGGAACTGCAAGTGCAACTAGTAATGTAGTTCTGGATCCAGGAATCTGGTCTCTTGATAATTTTGGTCAAGTGTTGGTTGCAACTATTCGTAATGGTAAAACATTTACATGGAATGCAGGTGCAGGTAATCCGAGGACTGTTAGAGCATCTACAACTACTTCTGGTATTCCAACAAGTAGTAATCCAACTGCTACAATATTAACGCAAGTATCTGATAGAGATAGACATTTATTTCATTTTGGAACTGAAACAACTATTGGTAATGCAACAACTCAAGATCCAATGTTTATTAGATTTTCAAACCAAGAAGATTTAAATACGTACTTACCCACTGCAACAAATACTGCAGGAACATTTAGATTAGATAAAGGTAATGAAATTATGGGAGCAGTATCAGGTAAAGATTATACATTAGTTTTAACAGATACATCTGCATATGTAATTCAATATGTTGGTCCACCGTTTACTTTTTCTGTAAGACAAGTTGGTACTAACTGTGGTTTAATAGGACAGAACGCAATAAGTTATTCTGATGGTAAAGTATTTTGGATGTCGGGTGAAGGTGGTTTTTTTGTTTTTGATGGTACTGTAAAAGCTTTACCATGTTTAGTAGAAGATTTTGTATTTACAACTACTGGAGATAATTTAGGTGTAAATTATAGTTCTAGTCAATTAATTTATTGTGAACATAATAGTTTATATAATGAAATAAATTGGTTTTATCCTTCAGCAAGTTCAGAACAAATTAATAGATGTGTAGTATATAATTATGGAGAAAATATCTGGACTACAAGTTCACTTGATAGATCAAGCTATATTGATCAAGGAATTTATGAGTTACCTTACGCAACTGATTATGACAAAGGTGCTACACCTAATTTTCCAATACAAGGAATTACAAATAAATTTGGAGCATCTATTTATTACGAACATGAAAAAGGAACTGATCAAATTAACAGTTCAGGTACAACCTCTATTGATGCATTTATTCAATCAGGAGACTTTGATATTACTGCAAGACAAAGTCCCTTTGGAGGAGGAACCGGCACGATTGATTATAAAGGAGATGGAGAAGTCTTTATGTCTGTAAAAAGATTTATACCTGATTTTAAAGTATTAACAGGTAATTCAAAAATTACTTTACTATTAAATGATTATCCAAATAATACTGCATCTAGTTCACCTCTTGGCCCATTTACAATTACAAGTTCTACTAGTAAAGTAGATACAAGAGCAAGAGGAAGATTAGTATCAATTAAAATAGAAAATGATGGTACTGGTGAGACTTGGAGATATGGAACTTTAAGATTAGATGCACAACCAGATGGAAGAAGATAATGGCTAAAATAACTGCATACATACCTGAACCGCAACCAGAATATGATGTAGAAAATCAAAGACAGATATTAGAGTCTTTAACTACATTACAAAACCAACTTAATTTTGCTTTTCAAAATGACTTGAAAGAAGAGCAAGATACATATAATTACTTTTTATCCTAATGACTATACAATATAAAAACGCTAGTAAGATATTAAGTGGTACAGCTATGACTACTGTTTTAACTATAAGTACCTCATCTATCGCTATTGTAAAATCTGTGTATATATCTAATAATAGCACAGGAGCTGTATTAGCTAACTGTGATTTAAGAGATTCTTCTGCTAGTACAGACATAGAATTTTTTAGAAAAGATATACCTGCTACAAGCACAGTAAATGCTGTTGAACAGGGGTTGAATTTAGAAGCAGGAGATGCTATAAAAGTTCAAGCAGAAACCGCTAATAAACTTGAAGTAGTAGTTGGTTACGCTTTAGTAGATAGATCACAGGAGAATGGATAATGGCTAACGAAGATGTATTAAAAATTGATTGTACAACAACAATAGTTTTAAGAAATACTAGAACTAATAAAGTATATAAAGATGAAACAGAGAAAGAAGCTGATATAGCAGATCCTAACACTGAAACAGTTGCAGAACATGTTGCACAAGATCTTACAGTGGTAGTATCTCCGAAAGGATTAAATATTTTACAGAAAGTAATGAATCAAAATAATGAAAAACCAAAATCCTAGAGGCGGAACAGAGTTACAATTAGAATATTTAAGAAAACATGTTGAAACAAGTTTACTTAATCAAGTAGAAATTTGTACATCTGTACCAGAAAAAACACCATTACATCCAACTAAGCTAAATATTCTTTGGCAAAAAAATTCATGGGACCAACCTAATTTAAAACCATGGTTTGATAATAAATCAAACCACCATAAATACGACTGGTATGTGTTTAACTCTAATTGGAACTTTGAACAATTTACAAAAAGATTTGATTTACCTAGAGAGAAATGTGTAGTTATTAAAAATGGTATTGAAGAAGTACAACCTGTTTTAACTCAATATAAAAAAAGTGATCCTATAAAAATAATACATCACTGTACACCTTGGAGAGGTTTATCTGTATTGTTAGGTGCAATGCAATTAGTTAAGAATCCATTAATTAGTTTAGATGTTTATTCTTCTTGTGAAGTATATGGAAAAGATTTTGCAGAAGCTAATGATGAATCATATAAAGCTTTATATGAACAAGCAAGACAACTACCTAATGTAAATTATATTGGTTACAAGCCAAATGAATATATTAAAGAAAATTTAAAAAATTATAGAATGTTTGTATACCCTAGTATTTGGGAAGAGACATCTTGTATATCATTATTAGAATCTATGTCAGCGGGTTTATATTGTATTACTACTAACTTTGGTGCTATATATGAAACAGGTGCAGATTTTCCAATTTATATACCTTACTCAAATAATTATAAAAGTTTAGCTAGGAAATTTGCTCAAGCTATAGAAGCTTCTGCAGACATGCTTCATAATTCAGATATCCAGGAACATTTAAAGATGCAACAAAATTACGTAAATAAATTTTATAATTGGGAAGATAAAGGCCAATCTTGGACAAGATTTTTGAGAGGAGCAATAAATGCAAAATAATGAACCAATATGGTTTTCTGAAAAAAAAGAAACAAACATTAATTCAGATACTTATCAAACTGAAAAAATAGAACAGGTAAACTCTAGTGTTAAAACTATTAATATAGGTGCTATGTTAGATAATCCAAAAGCAAAGATAATGGTTTGTACTCCTTGTCATAGTGAAGTATCTATGCATTACACTCAAGCTGTTTTAAAATTTCAACAAGAATGTATGCAACAAGGTATATTAGTTAGTTTTACTTTATTAAAATCTTCTTTAGTTACACAAGGTAGGAATTTATGTGTAGCTGAATTTTTAAATCACAAAGATCATTATGATTATTTATTGTTTATTGATTCTGATATTGATTTTCAATCAAACACTATATTTAAAATGATTGGAGCTGACAAAGATATTATTTCTTGTCCATATCCAATGAAAACATTTGATACAGATAAGATGTGGAGAACAATGAAAGAGACAAATATGATTAAAACAAAAGATGATGTATTAAAATCAGCTCATGTGTTTCCATTAAAAATAGGAGATAATGAATTAAAAATGGAACATGGTGTTATTAAAGTAACTCATGCTCCCACAGGATGTATGTTAATTAAAAGAAAAGTTATTGAAAAGATGATTAAGAATCATCCAGAATTAGAGATATATCAACCAACTGTTATAAATGGTGAAGAAGTTAAAAAAGAAAATATGTTTAACTTATTTGATACATTACATGATATAGAGACTAAACGATATTTTGGTGAAGATTTTGGTTTTTGTCAAAGATGGGGTGATATGGGAGGAGAAATATATATCTATGCTTTAGATAATATAACTCATGTTGGTGACCATCAATATTGTGGTAGATTTTATGATTTATTAGAGAACGCAAAACCTGTTGACGATAGTTAAAAAATCAAATAAAGTATTATATTTACAGGATTCTATGCCTGCTTAACAGTATAAATATATTTAAATTATGGCAATATCACGAGGATTACAACCAAGACAATTATACGGCTTAGGAAGCCTAGTTAAATCTATAAAAAAAGGTGTTAAGACTGGTATTAAAGGTATAGCTAATACTGTAAAAGAAAATCCTTTACTATCTTTAGCTGCATTAAATTTTGCACCTATGTTACCTATGTTTGGAGGTGGCGCTCCTTTTATTGGAATGGGAAGTTTAACAGGTAGAGTAGGTACTATACCTGGAATAACTTCATTAATTTCAGGTGGAGCAAAAAAAACAGGTGAAAAAAGTTTAGGTGGTACATTAGCAGCATTTGCAGGTGGTTCTTTATTAGGTGGATTATTAAATGACGCTGAAGAAGAAGGTGATCCTGAAGGTATTACTAGAGATGTTGGAGCATTAAGAGCTAAACTAACTAATGCATATAAAAATCAAAGAACATTTGCTAACTCAGAAAATGAAGATGCAGCTATAGCTGATCAAGTAGAAGTAGATTTATCAGAGTATAATCAAGATATGAATAGAACAAACGTTGCTTATGGTGGCCGTATGCAATACGGTTTGGGTAATTTAGTTTCAGCTTCAATGAAAGCAGGAGATAGTCCTGTTACAAAAAATAGTGGTATGGGAGGAATGATTGCTAAATTACTTAATAATAATCCTAATATTTTAGAAAAATTAAAAACAAGTAATTCTAATAATAGTAATTATTTTATAGATGAAAATTTTAATGGTATAGATGATAGACAAGAAGCAGCTTATGGTGGTAGAATCGGATTTGCAAGAGGATCCAATAATCCAGAACAAAATGCTATGGCAGCTTCTCTAATAGAAGGTTTGCCTTTAAATCAAAATCCTGCAGGGGTTACAGAATTAGATCTTAGAGAAACAGGTGGATTTATTCCTCCAGTTGGTGTAAAAGAAAAGGCAGATGACATTCCAGCGATGTTAGCAAACAATGAATTTGTAATGACAGCAGATGCTGTAAAAGAATTTGGAGATGGTAATGTTAATAAAGGTGCACAACGTATGTACAGTATGATGAAACAATTAGAAAAGAATGGTAGGGCATAATGGCTGAAGTATCAACAGTAGTTCAACAACCACCTGAGTTTATAGAAGCGGCAGCGAAACCATATATTACTCAATTACAACAAGTAACAGGTGCTTTATCTCAAGCAGATCTTTCAAAAATATTTGGTCCACAATTTGTAGCAGGACTTAGTCCATTACAACAACAAGCTCAATCAACAGCACTTGCGGGTATAGGTGGTTATAAACCTTTCTTACAAGCAGCAGCAGCTTCAGCAGGGCCGAATGCTTACAAACAATTTATGTCTCCGTATCAACAAGATGTCATTGATACAACTTTACAAGGATTTGATGTTCAAGCTCAAAAAGGTGCACAAGGTGTACCAGCAGCAGCAATTGCAGCCGGTGCCTTTGGTGGTGGTAGAGAAGGCGTGCAAAGAGCAGAATATCAATCATCATCTGATAGAAACAGAGCAGGTTTACAAGCGCAGTTACAGCAACAAGGATTTCAACAAGCACAACAATTAGCTCAACAAAATATTGGAAATCAATTACAACTAGGTCAAGCTGGTCAAGCTTTCTTAGGTCAAGATGTTGGAGCTTTATCTACACTAGGTGGTATTAACCAAGCTCAACTACAAGCACAATTATCTGCACAACAACAATTATTACAACAACAATTAAATCAACCACTTCAAGCTACACAGGCTCTGGGTTCAGGGATCACTGGATTAATTGCAGGTTACCCTGGTTCAACTCAAACTCAAATGCAACCATCTCCAACAGCTTTACAAACTGCTTTAGGTGCGGGTGCTACACTAGCTGGAGTATATAGAGCGTTTAGTTAATATGAGTAGAATATTTAAAAGACCAATGTTTAGAAAAGGTGGTCCTACTTCTGGTATGAATGGTATTATGACTGGTATTGTAGACAGAGAAATGCATGCTGATGATCCATTTGTTGGAGATTTAAAAAATTACATTCCTACTAAAGAAGAATTAGCTTATGTTTCATCTCAATTACCTGAAAGAGAAAAAGTAAAAGATGAAGGTATGGATCCATTATCACAGTTTCTTATACAAGGTGGATTAAGTTTAATGTCTCAAAGACCTACAGGAGGTATATTGAGTACAGCTGCAGAAGCATTTAAACAACCAACAGCTGGTTTATTTCAAGACTTAGCTTCTAAAAGAAAAGAAAAAAGAGAAGAGGAGAGAGAAAGATATTTAACTGAAGCTGATTTATTTAGTGATTTAATTAAAACTAAAGGTGACATAGCTGCAGCTAAATTAGGAGCATCTGATTCAGCTAAAATGCAAACTGCTAGTGCAGTTAGATCTTTATTTGCTCCTAAAATAACAGCTATAGAAGACAAAATAATTGAAGCTAAACAATCAGGAGCTGGAAATGATGTATTAAGTCCATTAGTAATAGAATTAGAAAATTTAAAAACACAATCAGAAAATGCTTACTTAGATGTATTAGTACCTGGAAAATCAAGATCGGAACAAATAATTGATATGGCTGCAATTATTAAAGAAAATGATCTTGGTGGTAGCAAATCAAATGAACAAATTATTGCTGAAGCAGAATCTATTATCGACATGGCTTCAGGTATTAAAGTTAAAAAAGCTGATGGCGGTAGAATAGGTTATGCTATGGGAACTCCTGAAAAAGTAGATGCACCAATGGTTAATGAACCTACTATGAATGCACCTGCAGTTGAATCTAGAGCTAAAAGTATTGATATGCCTTTTGAAGAATTTAGACAAAAACTACCTGCTAATATTACAGATGATATAGCAAATATAATATATTATAATTCTAGTGCATTTGCAGATTTTGCAAATATTGAAACACAAGATGACGTTTATTCGTTTAACTCAAAATATGATGTGAATTTAACATTACCTTTTAATACCGAGACGACCTAAAATGATATGGCTGATTTGGGAAAACAAAATAGGGATGAAATTTTAAAAAACGTTATTAATGACGTAGTAAATAACGTAGGCACACAAAATATAAATAAAGAAACTCAAGAAGACATTAAAGAATTAAATCCAGACAGTGTAGTAGAAAATAAACTCCCTACATCAGAATTAAGAAGTTTTGTTAGATCTTTACCTGAAAATGAAAAAGATAACGTTTTACGTTATTTAGATGTATTTAGAAATAATAATGCTCCAGTAGTATCTTATATAGAAGATATAAAAAAATATGGTTCTGTTAAAAAAGCAAAAGAAGCAGGGGCCACATCTGGTTTATTAAATCCAAATAAATTTTTAAAAGATTTTAGTAAAGAAGGTGACGAAGAAGATTTAAACAGATTTACATCTAATTTAATATTAGGGAATGAAATATATGATGTATCAAAACGTGATGATTTTGTAGGACAACAAAGACAAAAAGAATATTTAAGTAGTAAAAAAACTAAAGCTATGCGTGGTGTTGGTATGGCCATAGAAGAGTCAGCTCGTGAAACATTTAGAACTGTAGCTGCATTAAGTGACGCAGGTTTTAATACTGAGATGTTAGATTTCTTAGAACAAAATTGGCCTGAAGTAGAAAAATCTAGACAAGGTGTTGAACAATTAGCGGAAGATTTAACTCAATTTGGTATTTCTATATTTGCAGGTAAAAAAATACTTAATGGTTTTGGTAAAATAGCTAGACTTACAGGTAATAAATTTGATTCTACTAGAAAAATACTTGATAGATTTGACAAAACTTTAAAAAAAGGAAAAGTAGTAAAAGATAAAAGTGGAAATATTAAATTAAGATCAAGTATTGCTCAAAAATTAGGTTATTGGGGTGTAGGTGGTGCAGTTGCTTATGGTGTGGGTGAAGCAGTCACTGGAGGCTCAGAAGATGATAAAACTATACTTGGAGATGTTAAACCTTTTGGTATTGGTACAGAGAAACTTGAATTAAAAGATACAGAAGGATTAACAGGTAGAGCAAAAGCAACACAAATACTAGCAAATAAATTAAAATATGGCGCAGATGGAACTGCTTTAGTAGGTGGTTTAACTGTTGCAGGTAAAACAGTTGCAATGCCTGTTTTAAGAGCAGGTAACAAATATCTTTTAGCTCCAGGATTTAGAAAAGTGGGTAGCGGTTTAGATATTTTAAGTAAAGTTGCTGCAAGTGAAAAAACTGGCATACCTCAATTAACAAGAAAAATAATTGAATCAAAAAATAAAGCTTTAACTAAAGCAGGTATTCCTAAAATGGAAGACTGGCAGTTTTTTTCTATGACAGCAGGTCCATTAAAAGAAAGAATTATGAAAGCTGCTGATAAATTTATATTAACTCCAATAAGAACAAGAGGTCCGTTAACTCAAGAAGCAAAAGATGCATTAATTAAGTCTGAGGGATTAGTTAATAAATATAGAAAAAGAGTTGATATGAAAATGAAACAATTAGAAAATAAATTATATACTTTAACTGAAAAAAGTTTGATTGATAAAATTATTACAGATTCGACTCCTGTTGCTGCAAAAGCATATTTAGATGATATTGTTTTATTTTTACAAGGCAAAATTGGAATTAATGATTTACCTCAAGTTTTAAGAAATTCTTCTAAAGAAGTTAAAATAGTTATTGATGATTTAACAAAAGAATTACAACCCTATATTAAGTCTGGTGAATTACAAAAAGAATTTATAGATAACATTGGAAAATATTTAAGAAATTCATATGAAGTATTTAGAAGTAATTCATTTAGACCAAATTCATCTCAAATAAAATCAGCTACAGATTATTTTAAAGAACAAATTAAAAGAATGGATCCTGAATATAGAAATGTAAAAATAGGTTCGGGAACTGATTTAGATAACCAATTGTCTAGATATGCATCTTCTAAAGTAGATGAAATATTAAATGTTGGTCAAGAAGGTAGTAGTCCAAAAGATAGAATGAACGCTATTACATCCGTAGTGGCTCCTTTTTTAGATAAAAAAAATCCTTCCTTACCAAAAGTTGTTCAAGATTTATTAGGAAAAGTAAATGATCCAAGAGCTATTGTATTAGATACAGTTACTCAACAAGCTAATTTATTAGCGCATATAAGGTATCATAAAACTTTAGCAAGAAATGGTTTAAAAAATGGTTGGATATTTAAAGATGAAAAAGATTTTATTAGAAGAGGTTTTCAACAAGAAGTAGCTCCATCACTAGTTCCAATTACTATGTCTAAAAATAGAATGAATGTAGATTTAACAAATGTTTATTCTTATAAAATAGGAAAAACTAGAGCACCTTATCTTACAACAAAAGAAATAGCTCAAGGAATGAATGGAGATAATTTAGTTACAGATTTTTTATTAAAAATACCAATGTATAAAGCTTACCTAGCAGCTAAAACAACATCACAATTATCTAAAACTGTGTTATCAGTAATGACTCAAATGCGTAACGTTGAAACCGCAGCTTTCTTTTCTTTTATTAATGGCCACATGGGTAGAAATGCAAGTCTTATTGATTCTATGAAAATAGCATTTCAAGATGTTATAGGTAAAGGAAGTGTAAAACCTGAAGTCATGAAAAAAAAATTAGAAGAATATCTTCAATATGGTGTATTTGATAATTCAGTAGTTGCTGGTGAAGTAGAAGCAGTGTTGAAAGATATTGTAAAAAATAGATTTTCTACATCAGAACAATTAATGAAATATTTATTAAATAATCCAGTTTTTAGGAAAGCTACAGAATTTTATCAAGCTTCAGATAATTTATGGAAGGCATATGGATATGAGTTTACTAAATCACAAATGGTTCCTGCTATTCCAATTAGAGGTCTAAGTTTAGATGATGCCGCTAAATTAGGTTATAAAATAGAACCTGGAAAAAAAACTGCTTATACATGGCAAGATTTAGTTAATCAACAGTACAAAGAAGTATTTAATATGAAATGGGATCCTCTTGATTTTGCGGGTAATCCAAAAACTTATTCTGAAGCTTTAAGAGATATAGCAGGTAAATATACTAGAGATGTTTATCCAAACTATTCAATGGTTCCACAAATTGTAAAAGAATGGAGACGTTTACCTCTTGGTAACTTTGTAGCTTTCCAATCAGAAATTATTAGAAATATTTATAATATATTAACATACTCAACTAGAGAAATATCATCTAGTAATCCATATATAAGACAAATAGGCGCTAGAAGACTTTTAGGTTTTGGAAGTGTAATGTATGGATTTGATAAAGGATTAGAAAGTATATCTAGTACACTAACAGGTTTAGATGAAGAGTTTATAAAAGGATACCAAAGATTCTTTTCACCATGGTATGCTAAGAATGATAAAATTATACCTGTATCAAAACCAGGGAAAGACGGAAAATTTCAAAGTATTGATTGGAGTAAAGAACAACCTTTTGCATCAATTTCAGATGGATTTAATACATTTACTGAAGGAATGTTTAATCCAGATAAAAGTGATGAATCAATGTTTACAAGATTTTTTAAATCAATGTTTTATGATTATGAAGAAAAAAAGAATGGTGCATTAACACAAATATTTGAACCGTTTATTACTGAGTCAATTTTAACTGAAGCAATATTAGATGTAGCTCCTAAATGGACGCCTATTCCAGGTGCAAGAGGTGGTAAAACTAAAGAAGATAAAATAATATATGATGCAGCTAATGAACCATATGATGTAGTAGTTGGTAAAATATTTAATCATTTAATACAAACTATTAATCCAACTACCTTTAGAAGTGCAGGTAAAGTTTTATCTGCCTATGATGAAGAAGTTAATAAAGCAGGTGATAAATATAATACTACAAATGAACTGTTAAAAATGTTTCTTGGTATTGGTATCACTGAACAAAATCCTAAAACTAGCATGACTTATATCATTAGTGATTTTAGTACCAGATTACAAGCAGCGGATGGTACTTTCAAAAGAAGCACTTATGATTTAAATCAAATATTTAAAGACCCTACAAATATTTTAGAACAATGGGATTTACTACAAAAAAACAGATATAGAGAAATGAGTAGAGTAAGTGATTTTTTAAAAGTAGCTGAAAGATTATTTCCTAAAGGAGAAATAGCTTTACAGTTTAAAGATAGACAAAACTTTGGTAAAAAAACAATGAAGTATCTATTTGCAAATAGATATAGACCATCAAACATACCTGGATTTAAAGAGTATACGGATATAACACAAAAATCTTATAGAAAATTATTGAAAACTTATCCTGATTTAAAATTTGAAGATGTATTTCCATTAGCACAGATGCAAGAGATAGTAGGTAAATGGAATGGTGTTCCACTTGGATTGTCTGATGAAGACTTAGATAGATATTTTAACAAAGAACTTCCAAGTGTTATTGATAAACAAAGTCAAAAAACAGATGAAATTATAAAACAAGAACCTCAAAAAGTTTCTCAAAAACCACAGACTGCACCATTACCTGATACACCTGCACCTAATGCTCAAGTGATACAAACAGCAGCGCTTCCGGCATCAGGGGTCCTAAATCAAGGATTGACTGCAACAGAAAATGCTTTATTATCTGAAGAAGAGAAACAAATTAGATTAAGACAACGAGGATTGGCATAATGGCTGAAATAAACTTTAATAATTTATATAATCAATTAAGTCCTATGGACAAAATGTTTTATGATCAACAGTTTCAAAAAAAATATGATCCTAATCAACAAAATTTAAAATTATCTTCTCAGCCTGCTTATAATCAAATGAAATCTGTTTATAACGCACAGCAACAAGTTCCTGAAAAAGGAATGATGGCTGGAATGGTAGATTTCCTAAACCCTTTTAGTTCTGCTAGTGCAGCAGAAATGCCTCAAATTCCTAGTCTCAGTTTAGGAGATCCACAAATTAATTTTAATACTGGAATTACAAGTGCATCTAATGCTATACCAAATATAAATGGTGTTCCAATAATTAATACAGGTGCAGTGAATCAACGTTTACAAAACACTAATTTAGTTGATGAAATAATTGCAGCAAATCAAAAGAAAACAAAATTATCTGTAGATTCAAATGGTAATATTGTAGAGGTACTTAAAGATAATGAAAATATTCCATTAAATGATCCTTTTGCCAATACTAATTTTCCTAACAAATCACCTTTTCTTTTTAATCAACAAGAAACAATACCTTCACAAAGTATGACACCTTTAGACATGAAAAGATTTGAAGGTGTAAGTGATTTAGGAAGACAAGATGAAGATGTTGAACAAGTAGAAAAATTAGGATCACCTCTTGATAAAACTAAATCTAAGGGAGAGGGTTTAGCAGGTTTATTTAGAGCATTACTTAGTTTTTTAATACCGGGAGCAGGATTTCTTTTAAACAAAGGAAAAGACAGTATGAGAGGTATTAGAAGTTTGAATCAACGATTACAAAATTCAGATTTTGGAAAATCTAAAAGTTTGACTGATTATTTTGATATGAAAAAATATGGTGGCTTTGATGCAAGAAATAGAAAAGCATCTACAACTATGAGAGAAGCTAGAGGAATTCAAACACAAGTCAATAGAAGAGGAGACTCTACATCTAGAACACCCGATAGAAATAGAAAGTCAGTTACAAAATCATCTGCAGCAAAATCAAAAGGCGTAGGTGGAGGTGGATACACTAAATCCGACTCTAATAGAGAAAGTTTCAGAGGAAGATAATGGCTAAAAACACTGCCTTAGATAGAATAGAATCTCACGAAAAACTTTGTCGTATTATGCAAAAACAAACTCATCAAAAAATTACTAGTATAGAAACAGATATTAAAGAAATAAAAAATCATATGCGATATGCAATGACAGCTTTAGTTGGTGGTATGTTTGCTATAATAATTATTTTATTTGAAAAACTATAGTTTTTTGGGAGGTTGGGCACTCAGCTGCCGGGATTGATTGTAGTGGGGACTATAGTCGCTATATCCATTCTCTAAAATCTTCATCCATAATCGTATTAGCAATATTAACTTTATTACGTAAAGCTTTTACAATTCTTTCATCAATAGTATCTTGACTCATAATATCAATATAAGTCATTTTTTGTGTTTGACCAATACGATCAATACGTGCTTCTGATTGTTGACGTTTCTCTAAATCATAACCATTTGAAAAATAAACCATATTACTACCTGCAGTTAATGTAATACCGTAACCACCTGTATGAGTAGTACCTACAAAAAATCTACACTTATCATCTGTTTGAAATTTTTTAATATTAACTGATCTAGTATCAGTATCTGTTGCACCATAATAATCTACAACAGAATCTTCACCGTATACTTTTTTAATTTCAGAAATAATTCTTCTTACATCGTGAGTATAGTGAGACCATATAATAGTTTTACCTTCTACGTTCTCAAGTATATTCATTAATTCACCTAGTCTAGAACAAGGTAAATCTTTTATAGTACCATCATCTGCAGTGAAGTGACCACAAGTAATTTGATGTAGTCTCATTAATTGAGTCATAACAGTTGCTGAAGATTGCATTTTACCATCAAGAAATGCAATAGCTTCTTGTTTCATTTGTTTATAAACTTTTTTTTGTTCAGCTGTTAGTTCAACATAATGTTTTACAAAAGTTTTTTCTGGTAAATCTAAACAGTCTTGTTTTAATATTCTTCTAGAAAAAGGTTTTATTTTTTCTGATAACTCACCAAGATTTCTATATCCAACAACTATTTCAACACGTCTACCTTGTACTTCAATTTTTTTAGTAACAGCATATCTTGATTTAAATATCCAATAAGAATCATGACCTAATAACCATGGATCAAGAAAAGCACATTGAGAAAATAAATCTAATGGTGATTTAGTTACAGGAGAACCTGTTAATATTCTTCTATACTTAGCATGTTCTCTTAGTTCAAAAATGTTTTTTGTTCTATTAGATGTTGGAGTTTTAATTGTAGTAGACTCATCAATTGCTATCATTGCTTTGTGGCAAGATAAAAATTTTTGTGCAAACTCTGTACCATTACCAGATGAAAAAGCTTCAACATTCATAATTAAAATATGAAAATCAGTTCCTGTTTCAAATAAAGTATTAAGTAATTGTTTTTGTTTTGAAGATTTATCTGATGTTTTCCATAGCACCATTTTTTTTTCGATATGATCAGGTAAATGCACAGGCACCTCCTGATCATACCAGTTCTTATAAACACCTTTAGGTGCAATAAGAAGGAGGCCATTTATCTGGCCTTTATCATATAATATTGCAGCATTATCTAGTAATACCTTTGATTTACCTGTACCCATTTCCATAAAGTACGCAAAATTTTCTTTATCCCAAGATGCTTTTAATGCATCTAATTGATGGCCATAAGGCTTAGTTTTAAATTTATAATTCATAATATATACTCTGTTTACTTTTCTTTCTAATTACTATAATAGTTATGAAAAAGAAAAAGTCAATGAGCAAAGTTTATTTAACACAAGATATACCAGGCAGTTCAATTGGACAGCCAAAATACAATGTTGTAGGAGCACAAAAGTTCGGACATATTGTCACACTTTTGCCAGAAAAAAGTCAAATTATTTTATCACCTGGCCCACTAATTCAAAAATTAAGAACACTATTAAAAGATTATACAACGGATGATTACTTATTATTATCAGGAGATCCTGCAATTATTGGCGTAGTTTGTTCTGTTGTATCTGATATTACAAATGGAAAATACAATTTATTAAAATGGGATAGGCAAGAAAAAACTTACTACCCAATTGAAGTAAATATTTTTCACAAATAGTCTTGACAAAAGATATAATCGATCTTATTTATATCACTATGAAAGTTAAACAGAAAATACTTAAAGGAGTTAAATTATGTTAATAGACCTACGAAAAGATGCACCTGATCAAATGAAATCTGTTGAGACAGAAACATTATCAGAAGAAATAGAAAAGTTATTATCAATACAAAAAAAAATAAAACTTTTAGAAGATCAAGCAAAAGATTTAAAAGAAGATGAACGACATTACAGTTGTGTTATTATTCCAAAAATAATGGCAGATCAAAATTTAGAGTCTTTAAATTTAAAGGATGGTTCATTTTTAAAAGTTAAAAAAATTTATAGTGCCACATTAAAAGCTGATAAAAAAGCTGAAGGCATACACTGGCTTCGAGACAATGGCTTAGGTGATATAGTAAAAAATAATATTACTGTATCATTTGGTCAAGGCGAAGATAACAAGGCTGTCGATTATGCTAGCCTTGCGAGGTCGAATGGGTATGAACCAACTCAAGAAGAGAAGGTTCACCCATCGACACTCAAAAAAGTTTTAGAGGAACAAAAAGACAAAGGTCTAGAAATTCCCGAGGAACTTTTCAATACGTTCGATGGAAATCAAACGTATATTAAAAATAAAAAATAAACTAATAACTAAATATAAGGAGTTATATTATGGCTAATACAGCTATTGAGAAGAAGAACAGTGCAGGCGCACTGGCAACTATCAGTCTTAGAAATGATTCTGGGAAAGGTAGTGAAGAAATAAAATCGGATGATGTATCTACACCGATTTTAAAAATCCTACATCAACTATCGCCTGAATGTAATCAGAGCAATGCAAAGTACGTAGAAGGTTCTAAACCTGGTATGATCTATGCAAAAGGTCTTGGTACATTAATAGATGGTGACAAAGGTGTGGATATATTAGTTGCACACGTGCAGACAAGATATCCAGAATGGCAAGAAATGGGAGATACAGCAGCTCCGCCTGTTGCAACTCATATGTCAGTACCTTCAGATGCCGTTGAGGAAAGAAATGGTAAGTGGAGATTATCAAATGGTAACTATTTAGAAAAGACTGCATATTTTTATGTAGTTGTTTTAGGTGATGAACCTAGACCTGCTGTAATTACTATGAGATCATCTAACTTAACACCTGCTAGAGAAATTAATCAAATGATTAAGAATCTCAGGTTCCAAGATGAAAAAGGTAAATACAATCCGGCAGCATATGCAGCAGTTTATACTTTAAAAACTGCAGGTAAAGTTGCAGGTAGTAAGAGTTGGCATGTCTATAAACCTTCAATGAACAGAGCATTAGATATTTCTGTTGAAGCTGACACTCAATTATACTTAATGGCACAAGAACTTCAAAAGACTGTGTCTAAAGGTCAAGCAAAACCTAAGTATGAAGAGAAAATTGCTAAACCAACTGAAGAGATTATCTAATTCACTAAGTGAATACTCTAGAGGAGAGGCGATGGCGCGAGAGTGGCTTCGCCTCTTTCATAACATAGGAAATTATGAAAGACTTTATAAAATATTTTACAGGTTTAAAAAGAAACTTTGGTTTTTGTAACATTAAAAATGGTTACAAAGATCCAGATACAGGTAAATTAAAATTTAATCCTGGTGACTATGGTTGGTCAGGAAAATTAATTACTGAAGAAGATTATGCTCAACATTTAAATGGAACTAAATCTATTGGTATACAACCATGTGATGATAATGGTTTAGCAAGATTTGGTGCAATAGATATTGATCCTAAAGTATATAAGAATTTAGATATAAAATTTTATTTAGATACAATCCAAGAAAAAAAATTACCATTAATACCTATTAAATCTAAAAGTGGTGGACTTCATTTATATGTATTTACAGAAGAATTAGTCAAAGCAAAAGTAGTAAAAGATTTTTTAGAACAAGTATTATTTTTATTTAAACTACCTATTACAACAGAGATATTTCCTAAACAAACTAAACTAGGAACAAATACAGATGATCAAAAAGTAAATGGTAATTTTATTAATCTTCCATACTTTAATAAAAATGAAAGAGTTGCATTAGATCCATCTGGTCAAGAAATGACATTAGATTTATTTTTAAAAGTTGTTGGAATGAATTTAATGACATCAACTAAACTAAAAGATATATCTGAAAACATAGTTAAAATAGAACTTACAGGTGGTGCAGAAGAGTTTAAAGATGGTCCACCATGTCTGGAAATTTTATCTAAAGAAAAAATGGATGATGGTAGAGATAGATTTTTATATAACTACATGGTGTTTGCTAAAAAGAAATATGCTGACGATTGGGCTAAGAAAGTATTACAAGCAGGTAGAAATTATTTTGAGTTCAATGAAACTTGGACCGATGATTATATTAAAAAGAAAATAAAAAACTGGGAGAAAGATACCAAAGGTCATACTTGTAATGATCAATTACTTGCACCGGTTTGTGTTAAGTCTGAATGTGTTAAAAGAAGATTTGGTGTTATCTCTGATAAAAAAATTGATTGGCCAATGATGACTAATTTAATCAAAGTAGATTTTAAACCAGATCCTGAATATTATTTTACAGTAGAAAATAAAACTGGGGAGTCTGTAGTAGTGCATGCAAAAAATGTAATACAACTCAGAGATCAAAAAGAATTAGGTAGTTTAATAATGGCACAGGTAAATGTGTTACCTCCTCCTATAAAACCTTTAGACTTTCATGTAATGATTAATGGATTACTAGATACTCTTGATACAGTGCAACCGGCTCCAGGAACCAGACCAATGGAAATATTAAAAAAACATTTAAAAGAATATATAAATGGTACACAAGCAAAAACATATGCATCATTTGAAAGTGGTAATGTTTTAAAAGATGAAGTGTATTCTTATTTTGTTTATGACGAATTTTACAATGAACTAAAAGAAAATGGTTGGAGAAAAGACTCATCAAGAACTTCTCACATGATTCAAAAAATGTTTGATACAAAAGATGATTCATTACCTCAACCAGAGTTTGGTAAAAAGAAAAGATTCCCTGGTAAACATAAAAAGACTGGTAAACCATATCCAGGTGTTAATGGATGTGTATCCATACCTTTATATTTATTTGATAAAGAAGAAGAGGACGTAGAAGAGACTGCTGACTTTACAGAAGAGGAAATTGTATAATGATATATAAGTTTTATGGACCACCAGGTACAGGTAAGACATACAGACTAATTAGTAGAGCTAAAGCTTATGTTAGAATAGGTACACCTTTAGATAACATTGCATACTTTGCATTTACTAAAAAAGCTGCAGGTGAAGCAAGAGATAGAATGCCTGCAGACAATGATAAACTATCATACTTTAGAACAATACATTCATTTGCATATGATCAATTAGAATTAAATGATGGAAAAGTTATGCAACCATCAGACTATGAAGCAATAGGTAAAGAGATAGGTGTTAAAGTAAAATATTACGACAAGTATAATAAGGAAGATATTAATTATCTAAACTGCGACAGTCCATATTTTCAAATGATTGGTAGAGCAATTAATAGAGATATTAGTATTAGAGATGAATATGATAGAGGAGAACACAATAAAAAAGAAATTAAATGGAAGATACTAAAAACAATTGATGACAATTTGAAAGAATACAAAAGAGTAAAAAAGAAATTAGATTTCAATGACATGATAAAACAATTAATTGAAAAAGAATCTTTACCTAAATTTAAAGTTATATTTATTGATGAAGCTCAAGATTTATCACCATTACAATGGAAATTATTTGATAAACTAAAAGAACATACTGATGATATTTATTTAGCAGGTGATGATGATCAAGCTATTTTTGCTTGGGCTGGTGCTGATGTAGATAGATTTATAAGTCAAAAATCTGATAAAGAAAAAGTTTTAAAGTATTCAAAAAGAATATCTAAATCAGTTCAGGAACAATCAGAAATACCTATTGAGAAAATAGAAGGATTAAGAAAACAAAAAGATTATTACCCAAGAGACTATGAAGGTGAATGTGAGTATATAAATAATCTAGATCACGTAGATTTAACAAAAGAAAGATGGGTTATATTAACTAGAACCATTAGTAGATTAGTTAGTATGAAAAAAGAATTAAGAGAAAGAAATTTATATTATCAGACAAAGAAAGAAAAATCTTTTAAAGTTAGGGTATACAATGCACATATTAATTATAACTCCTGGTGTAGAGGAAAGATATTAGATGAAAAAGAATGGAAAGATATTGAAGAATACATTGGAAAAAAAATGGAAGATTGGGAACCAGATTTAGATTGGTTTGATGCATTCAAAGAGGTTGAATATGAAGATAAGGAATACATTAAAGAGATGATGGAAAATGGAGAAGATTTAGATTTACCTGCTAGAATATTTATATCAACTATACATGCATTTAAAGGTGGTGAACAAGACAATGTAATACTTTGTTTAGACCAACCAAACAAAATTAAAAAAGCAGTTCGTAAGAGTAAAAACAAAAGTGATGAAGAACATAGAGTTTGGTACGTAGGAATCACACGTGCTAGAAATAATTTATATAAATTAAAAGCTAAGAAAAAAGTTAATGCATACAAATTATAGAATTACACAACAGTGTAAACAGAACGGGGTAGCGACATTTCCTATGGGGTGGGTGGCAGCATCTTGCTCTAGCGGGCGACGTTGGTTCGGTTCGCGGACCCCATTTGTTTTTAAGCCGTTAAACCAACTACTGCCACAAATAACTTAAAGGAGAAAAATATGAGTAATAAAGATATGTTTGATAAATCATTTCCACAAGATAAGCAGATAGGTGGGAGTCACTATAAAGACTTTCATATTCAACCCTATGAATTTATTTCTAAAAATGATCTCTCATTTTTTCAAGGGAACGTTGTGAAGTACGTTTGTAGATACTTGAATAAAAATGGAATACAAGATATAGAGAAGATAATTCATTACTGTGAATTAGAAATTAAAAAGATGAAAGATACAGGTAAGAAAAAATAATGTTGATGCCAACTACAGAATGGGTAGCACCTACGGAGTTTCCTGATTTAAGAAAAGCAGAAGAAATTGCAATTGATTTGGAGACAAGAGATCCAGAATTAAAGAAACTGGGTTCAGGGGCCATTAAAGGTAGTGGCGAAGTTGTAGGTATAGCTGTAGCTGTAGATGGTTATAAAGCATACTTTCCTATTGCACATGGTGAAGGTCCAAACATGGATCGTAAAAAAGTTTTAGATTGGTTTACAGACGTATGTGAATCACCTGCTACAAAAATATTTCACAATGCTATGTATGATGTGTGTTGGATTAAGAATTTAGGAATTAAAATTAATGGTTTAATTATAGATACAATGATTGCAGCATCTATTATTGATGAAAATAGATTTCAATATTCATTAAACTCTTTGTCTTGGGTTTATTTAAAACAAGGTAAGAATGAGTCTTTACTAACTAAAGCAGCTAAAGAAAGAGGTTTAGATCCTAAAGCAGAAATGTGGAAACTACCTGCAAGTGAAGTAGGTGGATACGCAGAAAAAGATGCTGAATTAACTTTATTATTATGGCATCACTTAAAAAAAATTATTATTGAAGATGATCTTCAAGATATATTTAATCTCGAGACTGATCTGTTTCCTTGTTTAGTTGATATGCGCCACCTAGGTGTTCGGGTAGATATCGAGAAAGCCAGTCAATTGAAAACAGTAATGGCAGTAAAAGA